AGCCACGACCAATTACTGATGTATCAAAAACAGTAATAGAAGTTGTAGAAGTTGTTGCGCTGGTTGTTAGCCATGTGCTGGCTTCGGAGTTAACCGTATAGCCATGCAATAGTGTATCAACACGCTCAGTTAATTGGTTAAAAGTACTCATAAGTCAATAGACCTCAATGCATCTACCGCAGACTTTCCAGTTGTACTAGCAAGTTCGTTACAAACTGCGTTTAAACCTTTATAGTCTTTTGGTTGTCGGGATGAACTAGCCTTGTAATTAAGGGCAGCAATAAGACCTAAGCCTGTTGTACCAGCATAGGTATTGGCTGCACCTTGTGGGGCTTTGTAAGATGTAACGCTAGTAATACCTGCAAGGCGATTGAGTTCACCTGTAAGTGTGCTTCCTGCAATACCAGTTGCCATTACTTAGCCTTTCTTTTTGCTGCTGCGTTATCAACAAGATTTGGGTAAGGGCGACCAGCCTTCTTTGCTGATGCTTTTGCCTTAGCCTTTTGTGCAGGAGTCAATGGAGTAGATTTCTTGTTAGGATTTTTTGTATCCCAAAATGCTTTCTTTTTCACCACTTCACCTTGTCTGCCCAGTACGCTGCCGACATCTTGCCCTTGGCAATGTTCTTAGCGTGACGTGCTTTGAATGAAGCCTGACGCTTCGTAGGTTGTCTGTCCCCAGTAACACCCTGTTGACCAAAGCGAATAGTTTTAACCTTGTCGCCTTCCTTCGCCACAACAACGTGTGACTTGGTAGCGTGACTTGGTGTTCGCTTTGGCTTGTTGAAGCCAGTAACTCCTGCTCGCTTTAGTCTTGGGTCTGCTGCCACTTACTTCTTCTTTCTCTTAGCCATCTTTGCTTCGCTCATTGCAATAGCAACTGCTTGTTTGCGGGACTTAACCACAGGTCCACCTTTGCCTGAATGAAGAGTTCCTGATTTGAACTCCTTCATTACTTTGGCAACCTTCTTAACTTTGGCTGCCTTCTTCATTACTTCTTCTTGCCCATTTTCTTAACAGCCTTCTTGACCATCTTCTTCTTGCCCATCTTCATTTCCATCATCTTTTCTTTCTTAGATTCCATCTTCTCGCCCATTTTGTATGCCTTGTTCTTCATCATTTACTCCACCGCTTTCATCACTTCGGCTACGGATTTCGTAACCTTGTCTGCTCTAACTCCCATTGTGCCAGCGTCGTATGCCTTGCCCAATGTTTCACTTGCTTCGATTGCTGCCTCAACCTGACCACGATGGGTACCTGCTGGTTGAATACCTTGGTTCCTAGCATCCTTGTAGAACTTCAATCTACTTTGCCATTGCTTGTCAGCAATTGGTCTGCCAGCATCCCCAGTATTTAATTCAAGAGTTGATACTTTGCATCCGAAACAACCTTCAACATATTCAGGATGCTTTGTTCTTTGATGTAAACTCATTTGTCCCTACTCTGCTACAAAGTTTGCTTCTGTAACGTCAATGTCTGCAGCAATCATTGCTGCCTTAGTTGCTTCGCTGATACCAGGATGTTCGTGTCCACCTAGCCAGTACTCGTCAACTGCTTCTAGTTCATCCTGTGAGTACCAACGTCCACTGGAGTATGTGCTACCAGTACGAACAATTGTTACTCCACGATTGAGACGGAAGAAGTAGAACAAGCGATGTCCACCAGTGGGACCTTCTTCTACCACAGGTGTGGTAAATAAATAAGTTGTCATTTGTTCTCCTTAATGAACTTACTGATGAGGCTAGGTTTCCCTAGCCCCACCCGTCAATCAACTAAGCGATTGATGAACCAGACTCAATGCGGTATAGTGCTTCTTCACGGAAACGTGCGAAGCCTAGAACGCCGTACCATCCGATTGGACGGAAGCGGTTCAACTTATCGGTAACTGGACCGATAACTGTGTGTGGCTCTTCTGCCACTGCCTCAGCAAGTGCTTGCTGTCCGCAAAGGATTGTGCGGTACACCTTTGCAGATGAAGCACCATCAGTTGCTACGTATAGGCGTGGTGACTCTACGAAGTAGGCACCCTTGTAACGACCAACTTCTCCAGCCCAGATACGGTCTTGTGAAATTCCGTATGCGTTAGGTACTACCCAACCTGCTGCAGATGATTCAAGCATTAGGTCGTGTGCGACATCTGGGTGGATTCCAGCCCAGAACTCATTGCCACGCTTGCCTGAAGCCTTGTTAGTACGCAACTTAGCAACTGCCTTAGCGATGTTCGCTGTTGACAATGTTGCTGCTGCTGTAACTGTTGCTGTTGTTGTTGCTGTTGAACCTGAGTAGATTACGTTTGTTCCGCCGCGAAGTGCTGTCATAGCAAGTGCGTCGATTGAATCTGCCTGGTTGCGAGCCATCAAAGTTACGATGTCTGGGTCTACTGAGTTCAAAGAGAACAACTGTAGAGCACGTGTGTTTGTTGTTGCGTTACCGAACTCCTGCATTGTGATAGTCACAGATGTAGGTGTTCCGATTGTAACGCCATCAATGTCTGTTGATTCAGTCAATGCAGTTGTTGCGTTAGCAAGGTCTGCATAGCGTTGTAGAACAACGACGTTGCCGTTGTTTGTTGTTGATACTGGGCGCTTGTCTGCTACGGCACGAATTAGGGGTTCGTCGCGAAGGGCAAATTCGATAAACTTATCGTATGCCTTCTGTACTAGACCTGCGCTACCTGCTGTACCGCCGAGAGACGCTGAGTCTGTCGATGTGTAGTTTGTAGCCAAGTGTTCACCTCCTGGTGATTAGATACTATGAATGTTTAAGATTGTGAGTAAAGGATACGGGTGAGTTCCTCGGCAGATGTTGCACTGTCGATTTTCATTTCCATATCTTCGCCTCGGTCAGGTGTGATAGCACCCTGTGTAACAGCATTCTGCTTACGTAATTCAGCACGATTGCCATCTACTTCAGGTGCTCCTTCTACTGGGTTATAACCAAAGAGGTCGCCATTATCGTCAAGCCAGTTTTGAACTGTCTCTTCGTTAACTTCTTCCAAGTCTTTGAGGATTAACCGTGCAGCCTTAGGATTTACACCTTGTTTTTCTAGGAGTTCTTTGACAGAAGACTCTTTTTCTTTCTTAACGTATCCGTCAAGTTTTTCTTCAAGTTCCTTCATACGCTTCTCATCTGCTTTAATCTTCTTACGCAATTTCTTTTGTAAGTCGTTTTCAGATTCATTGCCTGTGATGGTTGTTTCGTCTTCGTCTTCGTCGTCCCAGTAGTTGTTGCTCATAGCAACTGTCCACCCTTCTATTCGTTGTAGTTCGCAAGCCGCAGTAACCAATCGGGGAATTGGGCTGGCTCTTGCTACCAGTCTGTTACGCTGGCGGGGCTGGTAGGTCCGCTCAGGATTCTGTTTGTTAGATTAAGCCAGCGCCTCTACGTTGTGAGGCTAGACTGACTTGAGATACACCGCTTCTACCTGAGAAGGATGCTTCTTCTTTCTTTGCTAGGTCTTCAAGTCTTTTGATTTCTTTAGCAGACTTTCCAAAGACGGCTGACTCTACGCCAGCCTGACCTAGTGTCTCTTCTCCATAAACCTGTGTCAGTTTGTTAACTGTTGGAAGCATTGCTGCAACTGTTCCAAACTTTGTCAGTGCTGTGTCATAAGTTTCTCCACCAAGTGCGTATTGGTACGCGCTCTCTACGGTAGTTCCACCAACAAGTTGTCCTGCGCTAAGACCTTGCTTCTCTGCTGCAGATAGAACTTCATATCCTGCAACCTGAGCCTGTAGTTCTTTAGCACCTTTATCGCCAAGAGCAATAGCCTTAGCAAGAGAGATACGGTCTACTGTTGGGAAGTAACGTGAGATTGTATCCTTGATATTCTTTGGTGCGTTATCAATGCGGTCAAAGATTGCTGTGATTCGGTTAGCAAACTCTGTTGCAGATACACCCTTAGCAAGAACATCTCCAAGGAAATCTTCATTAGCCAAATCACCAAGGTTTGATTGCTTAAGTATGTCACCCATCTTTGATTCAGTTGCAAAGTACTCAGCAATAGTAGGAACTGTTACAGCCTTACCTGCTTGCTTCATCTTTTGAAGAGCGTAGATTCCCTTGAATCGTTTTGTAAAATCTGCTAGTGCTGGATTCTTTTCAGATTCAAGAACAGCCATATTGAATGCTTCTTCTGAAGTTGCACCCTGCTTGTAAAATTTAGATACTACATTGTAAAGTTCGGTAGCCCAAGGCTTTGCCATTTCTGTTGGACCAAAGAAGATAGCAAGTGTTTGCTTAAATACATCAGATGCTAGAATTGGACCAGTAGAAGTTGTAGTGCTTGTAGAACCAGTTAAAAGATTGCTTCCTCCACCAGAACTAAAACCTCCTCCACCACCACCGCCACCTCCGCCGCCGCCAGATGAACTAGTTGTAACAACGTCAGGGAGTTTATAAAGTTGCCATTGACCAGTGCTTGTTCCACCAATCCAGGTATATCTGTATCCAGCAGGAGCGGC